GCCCATTTTCAAACTCGCTTTCATCCACGATATTAATGAGCCGTTCAAAATTTTTCGAGAGTTGTCCAAGCCCCTCTATACCACTAATCGAGTTCATGGTTTTCCCTTGCCTCGATAATGAGGTATACGCTTTTTTCTTCGTGGTTCAGGACGGAAGTTATGTCGAAAATTCTTTCCCCGTATTTCAGACGGTCATTGGGGGTTATACCCGCCACATACCGCATTATCGCCTTGTGTGTCGTTTCCGCGTGCGCCTGTTGCGCGGCGTACAGTTCGCGCCCAGAAAGCGGCTTTAGGGACATCCATGCCGTGGCAACATCAGTCCACGATACCGTTTCACCACCGAATGTATCACGCACAACGGTTTTTCGCTGTATCGCAACCCTGTGCCGCAATTCTCCGGGATCGATCTTCATCAGAATCCCCAATCACGGTAATTCACCACGAAGGGAGCAATTGCCTTCTCGAATCCGTTGTCCATGATGCGATTTTCGTACAGGTACGTCACACCCACGATGATAGCGGTTTTCAGATCAGCCGGAACAGCGGCGGCGTTTGCCCATCCTGCGCGGTATAGAATCTTGATCGCATTGGTATTCCGGAGCGTTGTAGTTGGCCAGTCCTCATTTTCACGCAGCACGATCCGCGCGTATGTGTCCGTGAGATCGAGCCGATACGAATCTGCCGAAAGCACGTACTCGGTGTCGTCCTCGTCGTAGTATGTCATGCGGGAAATCGCGGTCACGCGGGGCTTGCCGATAGTGATGACATCATCGCCCGGCCATTCGTCAAGGTACCCGTACCAGAGTTGCGGCATGATTGGCCCGACAAATTGCTCGACATACGTCCGCACGGTCTTGATATAGCTCGTAATGAGCGTCGCTTCCGCTGTTGCCGCGTCATCATCGATGCGGCTGTGCGCGACAACCTCAGCAGATGTTACCGGCTCGGTCTCAGGCTCGGCATAGATCACGTGATTCATTATCGCGCCCGGTAGTAGAGTTTGATCGTTCCCCGCGCTCCGGCGAGTCCGAGAGAGTCAATAGTTACCGTCACCGGCCCGTTAATGAAGAGATTGGCGTTCAGGTCACTACCGATCTTTGGGAGCGCCCGTTCCGTTGATACGGAGTCGCGGTTCGCCAGTGTGCCGCCGAACAGGTCATCACCGTCCGGGCCGGTGATGGTAATATCGTAGTTGTCAAGCATGCGGTCGCCGGTATCCGACGTGTCCGGGATCGTGACCGCACTCAAAATCTGTCCGCGAATCGTGCTTGTTGTGGCAAGGGAATACGTGCTGTCATCCCCCGCCGTCCATGCGATATTCAGGGAGTAGATCGTGTCGACAGAGTACACCCCGGTCGCCGCCGTCTTTGTCTCGGTCGCGGTTCCGGCGGCATGAATAATGACCGGGGCGACGAGAACAGCCGCAAGAGCCGCGATAATTGCGAATGTTCGCTTCATTGGTTTTAATCCTTGTAATGGATAATGTCAACCTGCATCGAATCAGTAGGAATCGCCGAAAAGTACAGATACGCCTTGTCGGAACCGGGAACCACTTTCCGAAGTACAACCGCCGAATCGCCTGCGGCCTGCGCACTCGTTACCGTCGCGGACACATAATCATCGGTGTCAAGGCCGGTAATCGCGAGTGAGTCAAGACCGCCGTCCGTGGGAGCGCTCAAATACCGAGTAAATTCGATGGTTTTTCCGGAGAGGTTTACCGTCGATCCGGATTGAGTGTCCAGCGTCGCGCCAGATTTCAGAATCACCTGTCCGCCAGACTGTGCTATCAAATTACCGGTTCCTGACTCGAAATAAACCTTCGGAACCGTATATGCTACCACCGCGATAGCCATAACCGCGATAGCGGCGACAACGAATTTCATGCGTCTCATCATATGCCTTTCCGAATAAGCCGGGAAGCGAGCCGCCTCCCGGCTATCGTTTATACCGTGTTACTCAACCGGGGTGTTGTCGGGATGCCCCTGAACGACAACCACACAAAGAAGCGCCGCTCCGGTATTGCCGTCCGGGGTAATTGTGAGCCGGACATACCGCTTGTCGCCAGTATATCCGATTTTGAACACTGAATTGTCATCGCTGAACACAAACGACGCCCCCGCCTCAGTGCCCAACAGGTCAACATCATCGACACTTGCGGCGTCTCCGAGCGCGGAATCGTCGCCGTGCTGTACGAGAACCGTGAACGTAGCGTCGTCGTCGGCAAGACTTCCGGTCGCGATAAGGAACTCAAGGGAGCCGTATCCCTGAGTGTCGATAATTTCAGTGGAAACAGCCGCATCACCCGTCGCATGATCATACGGGGCAATGCCCTTGCTGACTTTGATATTGTTGTGCAAATCGCGCATTTCGTCACCTCTCAAAAATGGTTTATGCGGGGCCGGAATACCCGGCCCTTATTATGAGTCATGATTAGGAAGCGGCCATCTTGAGGAACTTGATCGCCTCAAAATTCTTCACGCCGCCACCAACGCGCCGGGTCATATAGAAGTAAACAAGGCCCTTTGTCGTGTAGGGGTCGCGGAGAATGGTGATACCTCTGCCGTCAACAATGCGATACGCCCGCTTGAAATTTCCGAACGCAATCGGGTAGGTGTTGGTGTCCACGGACGGCATGTAGTCGTCCGTTTCAACCGGATAGCCAAGCAACATATCGGGCACTCCCAACTGAAGACTGGGCTGCCAAATGTAATTCCCGAATCCATCCTTGAATTTCCGGACAGTGGCAAGCGTGGAATCGCTCATCATGAAAGCCGCCCCGTTCCGGTGGCCTCGCTTCAGCGCATGAATGAGGTCAATAAGCGAATCCTCGGGATTGGCGTCCGCGAATGCGCCCGCCTTCCCGGAAGCGACATAGCCAATCTTGCCCCATGTATACGATGTATTCGCAATCATCGTGTATGTAGTGATACCACGTGGCTTGTTCACGCCGTTACCGGTGATAAACGCTTCGCCTTCTTCGTCCGTAAACGAGATGCCCGACTCGTCAACAAGCCACGATTCAAGATTTACACTCGAATCTTCGAGCGTCCGGGTATATGCGGCGGGCATGGCGTAGCACTCTTCGAGCGCGATTTTGATCTCGGAGATTTTCGGCGTGGTAGTCGCGGCACGGGAACCAGTTTCGCCAACCCATCCGCTTGACGCCCCCGAAGTCACCATCGGCTCTTTCCATTCACTCGTTCCGATCTGTGTCACCGTGGCAAGCCGCCGCATGGAGACATCGGAAGTAAGCACGCGGCCAATGGCCCCAACTGTGGTGGGCGCGAGAAAATACCCGCTGTCCGGGTCGGAACCGGCGCGAAGCGTCTTGCGCTCCAAATCGCGCAACCCGTCTTCCGTGCCCTTTCGCATGTATCCAGACGGCCCATAGAGCGCGTTTTTATGATCCGCTTCATCCTGAGACAGGTCTTCCGCTCCGATTTCCGGGCGATTAGCCTTTTTGTTCAGATTGGAGATTTGTCCGCTAATGTCGGTTAGATCGGTATTGATTTTGGTGAGTTTCGCCTCAAATTCGGCGACACCCTTACCTTCTTCGATGGCCTTCAGCCGCGCATCATTGGTTTTCTTGAACTCCTCGAAAGCCTTTCCCTGCTGCTCGATAAGCCCCTTGATTTCCTCATCCATTGTTTTACCGCCCTTTCGTGATGTGTCGGGCAAACAAAAACGGACGGCATGAGAAGGTGAGGCTCCTCACAGCCGTCCGTTTTTGTTTCTTGCGTCCGCGTTCGGGGTGGCCACCCGTCACGCGGAACCCATGATGTGCTTGCTAATTTTTCAGCGTTTCGATGTTGCGCTTAATCAATTCGATAATTACCTTGCCGTCCTTTTCTTCAGCATCACGCAGAGACAGGGCGCCATAACCGCTTGCAAGTATTGATTTCGCTTCCGTCCGAGAAAACCCGGCATCACGCAGGGCGCGTTCGGCGTCGCGAATGGAAATATCAGATTTAACACCGGAAATCCGCGCCTTTGGATTTGCCGGGAAGGTGACAAGCGAGACTTCGAGCAAATCCACCTTTTTTAGCGTCCGGCGCGGCTCATCCGGCTTCGTTCTGAGAGCAAATTCTTTTGCTATATATCCGATTGACAAGCCGTTAATCGCCGGGCGCGGCTCCATTTTAAGAAGGGAGTAGACTTCCTTGCCGCGTGGCGTGTCCGCGAGCTTACCCTCCACATACAACCCAATGGAATCTTCTCGCATTTCAGTCCAGACACCCACCGGCATCATACTGTCAGCTTCCCACCCGCCGTGCTGCAAGAGCATGGCGGGCCATTGCCCGGATTTTCCCGCATCTGACAGCGCATCAAGGAACGCCCCCTGCTCTATCACATCTCCGTGCGCGTCGATATTCCCAAATACCGCGCCATATCCGGAAAACGACATGCCGGGAGCTTCTTCCGTACCGCCCGCGACTTTGAGTTCAAGTATTCCACATTCAAATCTGTTCATTCGCCGCTCCCTTGCTCGTTCGACCGTGCTACTCCTTGCCCCTGCAAAACCGGGAATTCATCGCCGCCGTCATATGGATTCATCTCTTCCAGTTCGCGCACTTCGTTTGGCTTCATGGCGTGTATCAATACCATGTCTTTGTAGTATGCAATGCGGTCTTTCATGCTCCCGCGCATCAGGCCATTCGCAATGAATTTGAAATAATATCCGGCCTTTCGCTCCTCTTTGGTAAGCAAATTCAAGTTTGCGCTCTGCTCAATTCTCACATACCACGGCATGAGGTCATGAACAACATGGGAGATAAAAAACTGTTCCGCGCTCGCATATGTAGCCGTTTTGTCAGAATAGTACGCCCTGAGCGGGTTCACCCCGAGCGCCCGGCATACCTCTTCTATCTGGAATTTTCGCGTTTCAAGGAATTGCGCCTGATCGTTTGGCGTCGCAAGACTCATCCACTTCATTCCACCCCATAATACCGCAGTTTTGAGCCTTTTTTCTCCTGAATTACTCTCCTCCCATGCCTCGCGCAGTTCGGCAGCCTTTTCTTTCGCAAGCTGCTGATCAGTAGACAATAGTCCGCTCGGAGTAGACCCGTTACGAAAAAACAATGCGCCGTATTCTTCCGCTGCAATCGAGAGTCCGATAGCTTCACGAGCGAGTTTTACGCCGTCAAGCCCCATCCATCCATTCCACGACGGCCCCCGTAAATGCCACATATCCCGAGATGGTACAACGATCTTTTTCCCGCTATTAGTGACAACCTCGTATTCCGTATCCCATCCGTTCCGTTTAACGGTTATCGCTCCCGGCTCGTATTGCAGTAGTTCCGAAATTTCGCCGTTCCTTCCAGAGCGGTTTATAAACGCAAAGGCCCCGCCGGTAAAGACCACGTGCATCATCATGGTGTCGCGAAACTCAAACGAACTTTGACGCTCGTTCGGCGATATTGCCAAAAGGTCGTATAGCGGGTGATCTGTTGCCGGAAACCTGTTTTTGCCGTCATCCCTGAATAGTTTAAAGGGAACCTGTGCGATACCTTCCGCGAGAACGCGAGCGCAGCGGTATGAAATTGCCGCCTCAAGCGCGGTTTTCCAATTAACGGTTACGCCCGATTTTACACCGGCCTGAAAAAGTTCCGCAAGTATGTTGTCAAGCGTATTCTTGCGCCCAAACACACGCGCTATTGCCGAGAATGCCTTTACCATATGGAAATACCTACATTGTTAGAATCTGGCGGCATCATCGCCCGTGCCATTGCCATAATGATTGCAACAACACCGTCTATCTTGTTTTCATTCCGCTCTTTTCGCGGGAACACATTATCCTTCCTGTCGACATGCGCTACCACATTCGAGAACATCCATGTCAACATCGGATCGCCGTTGTAGTGAAAGCGTCCGGCCCGTATCATCGCGTCGAGGTTTTTCATAGGCTCCGAAAAGTTCGATACGGTTGCACCGTACTCTATCATCGGAAACCCTTCGCCGCTCATTTCAACCGCTAACTGCGTGGCCTGGTATGGGTCATACGGGACTTCCACCACCTCAAATTGAGACTTCAAGTCCCGCATATCGCCTTTGATATACTCGTAATCGATGATGTTGCCCGATGTAAGCGTCAACCACCCCTCTTTTGCCCAACTGGAGTAATGAACCTTGTCATCTCCGTCCGCCTCGTCCTCGGGCAGGTAATGCTTCGCGAATACGGCATATTCTTCCTGCCCGCGCTCATTCTCATATCTGAATAAGCACACCAGCTCAGCGACATCGATCTTGCTTGCCAGATCAAGTGCCAGGTAACATGGTTTCCCGGCAAACTGCTCGATTTTCAGATTCATATCCGCGCATTTGCGCAATGCCAGCATATCGAAGTAGGCGACATCGGCGTTCATCCATTGATTCAGATGCTTGCACCGATTGATATTCTGCTTACTTGCCCTCTGGATCGCCTCACGGTGCCGCGCCCGAAGAAAATCCTCGAACACTGATATGCCGAAGTTCGGATTCGCCTTTATCCAGTTCTTGAAGTCTGCCCAGTCATCCTCGTCATCAATCGTGTAAATAATTCCGAAGATGTCTTCGTTTTCAAATCCTTCGAGGCGTTGCAGTGTTTTGCAGATCTGGTCGCGCTTGTCGTAGCATGGCCCAGCAAGATTGCTTCCGGCGGTAGTAATCACAACCATAAGCGGCTGGACTCGCGCGCCCATGCCCGTAATCATAGCATCGTACTGCACCGGAGTCTTGTGCTCGTGGAATTCATCCACGATAGCACAATGCGGACCTGCACCGTCTCCCGGATCACCAACAAGAGGCTCGAACCGTGCGGCATTATCTAGCACATGAAGATTTGAGGCATTGACTTCAACACCGTAGTACTCGGAAAACCCATCCGCCTTTTTCGCCATGAGTCGCGCGGGCCTGAATACCTCCCATGCCTGCTTTTCTGTCGTTGCCCCGGAATACACTTCGGCGCCCGGCTCGCCATCCTCGGTGAGCATGTACAACCCGATTCCGGCGGCAATGGTGGATTTCGCATTCTTTCGCGGGACTTCGAGGTACATTTCACGGAATCGCCGTACACCATCGACTTTCCGAACCCATCCAAACACCGTGGTTAAAACAAATTCCTGCCACGGTTCAAGTTTTACAAGCGATCCAGCCCACTTCCCCTTGATATGGGGAAGATTTTCGATGAAGTTGCAGACTCGTTCAGCCCGGCTCTTATCGAACTGATACGGCCAGTCTGTAGACTTTTCCCGCGCGAGGTCGTCAAGTTGACGCTGACATGCCAGCTTTACCCATTTACAGGCCGTTATTTTGCCGCTCGTCACATCGCGAGCGTATTTCAAAGAACGCGTTACGTGGTTGCTTGTCGCTTTTTCGCTGTCCGCTTTTTGCACCGCATCAGAGGTGAGCGCTTCCAGCTTTCGCAGTTCCGCTTCTGAAAGATCACTTTGAAGGCCGCTGCTTTTTAGCGCATCACGGACAGCCTTCGCTGTGATTTTCTTTTTCACCCCAAGTTACTCCACTTGTTTTTCTCCCTCGGTTGTGGTGCTTTTACCCGAGACCGTGAAGAAGGCGTCATACCAAACTCCGCATCGCATTTCGCCACAAATTCCCTATTCCGGTTTCGAATTCCCACATACGGGTTTTGAATGAGATTGCCGGACTTCGTCTTTATCACCAGTCCGTCTTTCTTGATCTTTTTCTCCGCCCGAACCATTTCTCCCCACGCCTGGCATCTCATCGCAAGCGTCGTCATATCCAGATTGGTCAGAATGTTTACCCGTTCAAGCTCAACCGTGATTCTGTTCCACTCATCCCGCGCTTCTTTCGTGAGGTGCTTTGGCGCTTCCGGAATGCCTATTTCCGGGCGAGGCTCGTCTTTATTCAGCGGACGCTTACCCGGATTCCCCGTTATCAGCTTCAGCCCTTGCGGAAGCGGTTTCCTCCCTTTCATGTACTACCTCGGTTCTGCCTGTCTCGGGGTTTTGACCCCCGGTCTGAATTTCGCGGTCGTAAAAATTCGAGG